TAACGATAATTCCATCGGGCCACTCGCTCATTGTACGACATATCAAATCCTCTGCACAAATGATATATCTCTGCACGTTGAGCTACAAGTGCAAGTTGCGATCTACGTGTTTCAAAAACCTGACGTCCATAATAAAACCAATCATGTAATGAACTATCAATATTAAACGCCGATTGCATATCAAACGATAACTCCTTTGAAATCAAATGGCTGTGCAAACGTTTAAATATGGATGCCTCGCTTAGAACACCAACGTTAATTTGCAGTTCCTCATGATACATATTAATACGTTTTAGAAAATCTGCTGAATTGGCGTCCATATACTTGGTGGCGATTGACTCTTTATCTGGCATAGTGAAAATAATGTCAAATTGCTGTAAGAAATCTGCAAATGCTATATGATGAAACAAAGAACGGTGGTGTGATACGGAACTTTTTAAATCATCCCCATAGCTACCTGCCGCAACAAACTCACGAAATCTACAACACGCAGCGTCTAGTGGATAAATAGAGTAATAACATGAACGCAACAACAAAACATTGACAATTGAATTTATAATAACAGTCAAATTTTGTCCTGATGGATTTGACCCAAATAACATTAACAAATCTCCATTATAACACATTAGTGGAAAAGCTATTTCACCCACAAGACCCCGCATTATAGTCAAGTCTTCATCCGTATAATCACACAAAGTTGCGGCTATCCAAATCAGAACATCAAAGGCTGCAATCACCAATTGCGCTGGCATGCGTTGGTCGTATTTGCTGTAATCTCCAGCCAAAATGTTAGGGCCTTTTGAAGTCATAAAAGCATTCATTTGTTCCCACTCAGGCCCCTCGGCATTAACTCCAACCATGCATTCCGCTTCCAATGGATTGCACTGAATTATTCGCACTATAGGTAAAAAATACATACGAATCATCAATTGCAATACCAATGGTGCGCTTTGAAACACTCGCACTTTAGTTTTAGTCTTCTTCGTTGGTTCATCTTTTAAACATGCCTTCCAAACAAAATATGGACGCTCATGTCGCAACAATATTTCCTTACACCGGTAAAATTCATTCCATATTCTAGGTTCGAAAGTGCGTGGGCGAGAAATTCCCGGATAATCATCCGGGTTTAAATCTATAACCATTTTATCCTTACGTCCGGAAAAAGGCCAACCGGGCGACGAACTCATGTTTAGTGGATCTATAAAACGTACTCCATCTTTCCCACTAACAGTTTCAACTTCGGTAAGTGGACGCGTTTCGTTAAACAATGCGGGAATACGCTCTTTAATCTTACTAAACACACTTCGGTAACACACAACAGCTGGCCGAATTAATGAACCTAAACTCAATGAAGGATGTGCCAAAGTTTCGAGTGCGGCTTGGTACGGGTAAACTCCTTTTCCTCGCATCAGTGGGGGTCCCCACTGTTGAGGTACTCCCATAACTTCTTCAACAAACGGACTAATTTTCGTTGACACTACATTGGAATGCGGCGTTACGCGTGTGCCACTAGATCCGTACACCTCTAAAGAATTTCCGGGTGTTACAAAGCGGGTGGCACTCTTTCTATGCACTTCAACACTACCTAATAAATGTACCCCATATTGTTCCTTAGGAAATACACCGTTAGCAGCCGTCAGAATGCAACCATCTAAATCACTCAATGCGTTAATCGCATCCAACGCTTGTGATTGTGTCACAGTACCTGCTCCGCCAATTTTGCCTTTTCCGCACAAGTGAAAACCTAATATACATGATCCATGCCCATTGGAAACTATCGGAGACATACACAAACCAGGAAAAGTTTCGTAATTCAAAACGTATTTTCCTCCGTCAAACGACAAAGATGTGTGTGTTACTCGCTGGCTCTGAAACAAAATAGGCGAAATAATGTCCTCACTGTCATGATTTTTCAAAACAAAACGGGCATCACACGTGCCAACTAAACCGGTCGGTAAAAATTTTATAACGTTTGCAACTGACCCAGAACTTGGGCTATAAAACACAATAAAATCAGTATTTGGTATTCTATAGCTCATGCTTTCGGATAAAACTTCCCTAAAATTTCCTCCAACCATATTCTCATCATTCCTGTAACATTTTACCTTAATGTCACCGGAATATCCAGCCTCTCGATGAATACGCAAAAAATGATATGGAACCATTAATGCGTTGGATGTCAAAAGAAAACCTCGAACTACGTACTGCTCGCTCTTAACTACTACTGTGTTACGTAAGCACAAATTTATTAAATCAGAACTAGTAGTAGTTTTCGACTCAATAGTCATAGGCAAGGGCGTAGCTTCAAATCGTGCCCAAGGATTTTCCTCCTTGTCTCGCTCTTCTATGTCTTCCATAGAAGTGGGAATCAATGCTCCTTGACATGTTAGTTTGCGACCCTCCCGCCAAAAACTAACTGCTGCATAAATAGTTCCTATTGCACCTACAGTAGTAAGAATATAATGGCGTCTCATCCAATTAACCCACGCTGGAAAAACTGCTTGACGGTCAAGTAATTCCTCTTGCAGTGTGGCACGTTCTGCTGCCAACAAAAACCCTACAGATAAATTGGCAACTATAAACCAACCTATTGCTGCACTTGTTCGACTATGCAACAATAATACAATAGCGTTTGCGTAAACCAGAATAGTAGTCACGATATAAAACCATCGTCTAACGCATATGCTAAAACGCCGCTGCCACATTAATGCAAACAAATAAAAATTGGAATTAACCACACTTTCTGGTAAAAAGACAATATAATCATTTATCCAGCCATTTTCCAGAAAGTCTAAAAATTCCAATAAACGTGGCGTCGCAACTCTCTCATACACTAGGCGTACAAACCCAAACCAAGCACGTGTATAATTTCTAACTGTTTCAACTGTTGAATCAATGTTGTACATCAAGATATCAATAAACGGAAAATGACGACCTTGACTTGCTAACTTGAACCACATCATGGCGCTACCTACACATAACCCCCATAAATAATTTAAACATATCC